CAAAACATCAATGAATCCATGATGGAACTTTTACCACTGGCGTTTGCGGCAAATATTCCATACAATCCCTTCATGTCGGTAAAATTAATTTCATTATCTTCTCCATATGAAAACATATTGGAAAAGGTAAATTTCAGCGGACGCCAGTGAATATTTCTTGACTGATCATCGTGGTGAATTTTACTATTGAGGTCTTTATTAATGCGATGGACGGCAGTTAACACATCCACATCTAATGACGTATTATTTCGTGTCAACCAATCGGTGATTAACGTATTCTGCAATGACACATCGGTGAGATCCATTGCGTCATGGGCAACCGTGGTAGACCGATTAATCGTTTTGTTAAACCGACTTTTATTGACACTGAGTTCAATGATGTTGTGATTGGTGCGGAGCGTGGTAATAATCTTTTTTACTTGTGTGTTATCAAGGTCACCCGTAAACAATCGCATGCGAACGTTTTTCGGCATATGTGACGGATAGGTAATATTTCCGTTTGACGCCTCTAAAGTTACATATCCATAATCATTATTAAGTGGAACAAACTCAAATGACCTATTGGGAACATTCCATAAACACCATCCATGATTCTCAAGACTTTCGCCATGATTCTGTTGGATTAGGCTCGATGCATATACGATAATAGGATTACTCTCTTGGAGTACTTGGTGTTTATGAATATCTCCTAAAAGTACAGCGTCGAATCCATTAAATGTATCCACATGCACGTGTCGATTTGTAATCGTAAATCCCGCATCGGTCGTTGAACCGTGTACAGGTCCGTGGTACAGTGCAATTTTATTTGGTGCATCACATTCTTGCGCACGAGGCCATTCTGTTGCCTCGTCAAAAATAGACATGATTGCAAAATTAGTATCAGCAACGGTGACGATTGCCGAATATTTAATGTAATGTAAGTCTGGGTGTTGTAGACTGTTGACGATTGGGGTTAGACTATCTAATCTATTGGTGTTTGCGAGATTGCAATCGTGGTTACCCGCAATTAAAATCGTAGGGGCAATGTTGGCAATGTTAGATAAGAATCGTGAAGTAACTTCCACCATTTCTGGTGACATATCGGTCTTTGCATGGACAATATCTCCGGCCAATACAATGATGAAATCTCTGAGATTCTTTTTGCGAATATCTGCGTACAGTGTTTCAAATGCCGCTTCATATTCTTCATGACGGCGGAATAATCTTATATGCGTATCCGCAATGTGAACTATTGATTTTAGTGTATCAAAATGTACTGGTATAATCATATATTTAATAACCGTTGTTCAATGTATTCTTTAAAATTTGTACTACGAGATTTGCTGATTTCTTCCCACGCAGTTTCGAACCCCATGTCAGCTGCATCTTTACCTTTCGTTAAGACGATGCTGACATTCATTTCATATTGTTTAAGATGTTGTTCCAATTTCATAGCGTCAGATTGTGCATCTTCGTCCAAGAAAATAATTACATCTTTTACTTTGTTTTGTAATAATGCCTTTTCCAAATTCTTCGGGATCGTTTTGCCAAGTAACGGTATAGCATTTCTCCTAAGAGATATAGCATCAAACATGCCCTCACATAAAATTATTTGATCCTCCCAATTTGTCATATTTTCAAAACACACAATATTCTTTGTTACAGGAGGATTCTTATATTTCATCCCACCCTCGTAAAAAGACCGTGCAGTAAAATAATTTAATTGGTTGGTGTGATCGTAAGACGGGACAATGATACGACCGGCATATGCACCAGTTTCACAGTATCCCATGCGATATCGCAATATATCATCTGATCGAATTCCTCGGTGTTTCAAATACGAGGTTGCATTTAAATATGCGTAACTTTTCTGTGTTTTCCACAGCGGTTGATATTCATGTGGAAGATATAACTTAATATCTGCCGTTGTAGATTTATAGATTTTGATATCTTCATCACCCAATACTTCTTTAAACTGATTAATAAGTTCTTTTGAGATATTGAGTTTTTTTAGTAACCAAATGATATGGCCGCCCTTACTTCCGCATGTCCAACACTTCCATTTATTATTTGATATATTAATAGATAGTTTCTTTTTGCTATGATGACAAAACGGACAATGAAACAAGTATTCATCGCCTTGCTGGGTGTAATTCCCTATAATTTGTTGGAGTAGTGTGAGTAGAGTCATACTCGTAAGTTATCTAAATGATCACCATTTGTCAAGGGTTATACCACACCTCGGGCTAATCTAATGCCGATATCTTTTTTCAGTTCCTCTGGAACAGTTTCTAGCCAGTCTAGTAATAATTGAAAGTTATCTTCGTGTAATGATCCTTTCATTCCGTTACTTGTTTTACATATTAACTGTATATTATTTATATTACTCGACCCACCCTTTGATATGGGAATAATATGATCGAATACAAAGGTGTTAATATTTAATATCTTATCACAGTATTTACATTGTTGCCCATAAAAATTATACACCAATTCTCTAAGTTCTTCGACGGTAATATTACATTCAACATTGTGTTTTTTTGAACGTGCTACCATTGCAACTTTAGTCGAATCTATTCGTTTTAGAATTTTATTCACCACTTTATTTAAATTGCGTTTATGACACGATTTTATTTTTTCCAGAAATTTTTCTTGCCACTCTGTTCGGATAGCGGTTTTTTGTACGGCTTGTGCCGATGGCGTTCGTGGTTTAGGTAAACGCAATTGAGCCACATCATCGGTTGTTCCATTAAATATAGCATGGACATCCGACGAGTGGCTCAATTTGTTAATGCGTTTTTTCATAACCATTTATAGTAAAATTAACCGTTTATACCTGCAGGCCCAGGTCCATATCCACTACTATTGGGATTTGCTCTTGTCTTTGCAAATTCTGATAGTCCACCAGCTGCAAAGAATGATTTATCTACTAATTGTGAGAATTTGTGTAGTATTGTTCCTGGTGCGTTTCTTACATCACTAATTGTGGTGAACCGAGAATTTGTAAGATATGCGTCACCCTTTTGAACTCCTACTGGCAACCAACGACTTAATGGATACGTTTTATTGTTGGTCGCTGCAGGGGTAGTTAATGTACCCGCCTCGTTGGGAGTAAATTCTTTCTGCACGGTATCTACGGCCGGTGTTCGTGTTCGTGGCCCACCGTCCCAGAAATTTACTCCAGGTGAGGCTGCAGTGCCTATAGTTTTGACCTGTACTATGGTCGGTGAGGTGGCGGCTGTGTATCTCGTTAATAAGTCCATATAAATCTCCAAGTATTAGGTATCAAACCTAACTATAAATGTTTGGTTAACATCAAAAGTTCTCTGAATTGGTTCGCTTGTTTTTGCCACTGCTAACAATTCATATTTATCGTTATATAACCCAATTGTGGTAACGTATGGTTTGATTACCCCGGCCCTCATTAAATTATATAAATTCCATGTTGAACTTCCGCTGGATGGCTTGATGTTCATTTGATTAAACGATTGCGTAACACTACCCGTTGTGGCCGTATATGTGGATAATATTGACGGATTAAATGGCGAAAAGTTAAAGTCCATAGGACGCAACTTTACATTTACTTGGTGTCGATTGAGCAGTACATCACTACTATAATCCACATATAAATTCGTGCCGCTTACTATTTGTAATCCAATTGATGATATAGAAGTGTTTACCGACCCCGTATTATGTTTTATAACTGCTATACCCTTTTTATAAAAAATATTACCCAAGTATACATTAACAGATGCGCTTACATGATATAAATTTCCTTTACTATCGTCTCGTATATATGTATTTGCAATTTCAGTACTTAATTCGAATGATCCAGGCTTTATACGTTCTCCATAAAAATTCTGTCCAATGCTAAGTACATACGAATCATTGGACAGTCCTGCTAAACTAGAAGTAACTAATACCGATCCACTATAGAAATTTCCGCTATTGTAGAACAAATGTTTTATAGAAGAATATAAAATATATTCATATACTCCCGAGTCTTGATTTATTTTGGGAAAATCGCTTCCATAAAAATCTACAGTGTCATTTGTGGCGCGGTCGATGGTGACCGCACCAACTAAATTATCCGGAGAAGTAATATTTATTCCACTTGATCCTGATTGTAATTCCCAAGACATAGGTGCAGATGCATATATGTCTTCTACTGTATAATCTTTTGAATCTAATGTACTAAATACTTTCATGTATTACCTACTCCCGTTAAAAATCGAGTCGCACCCTTAACAAAACTTCCTCGTCAAAGCTTTTACGAACTGGCTTACTAAGTTTTGCCACCGCTAGTAATTCGTTGCTATCATTATATAATCCTATCGTGGTAATATATACTTTTGGATCATTTTTAAATTCCGATTGTACTAATACTCCCGTGGATGCATTTGAAAACGTTGGGTTATTAGAATAATTATATTCTTTATTTCGCAACCGCACGAAGTAGTGGGTTGATGCTATCGTTTCGGCCGAACGTGCTCTAAATCCTTTATTAGAACCAGATGCATTTGATGCATTTCTAATTGACACAAATAATCCCGTGTGATTATATGCCGATCCGTTTGTACTCCAATTAGCTTCGGTAAGCTCATGTATAATGGGTGCAAATGGAGATGTTTCAGAATTAAATGCCGTTGCCGATGAATAAAATAATGTTGTACGTGACGATGTTGCCTCACTACCCGTTATTAATACCGACGAAGCAGATGTAAAAAATCCAACCGCCGGTCCAATTGCATTGGGGTTTAATACGATAATGCCCAAATCGGGATACACTAATCCATATCCAGGTCCACTGGTTCCGAATGTGGTAGCATTGGTCGATGATGAAATTGATCCCGATATAGTTGATAGTGCGCCAGAAATTATATTATACACTCGGCCTGCTTTACTGTTTGCCGTCAATGCACCCAGTGTTTGCCCACTATCGTCGATGAATGTTCTAATACCATTGGCACCAGACAATGGAAGTTCCCAATTGCCAGGATCAAGTTGTTCACGAATTCGCGAGCGTTGAAAATTGATGACATAAATGTGATCAGACTCTACGCCCTGAAAGGAGAACTTCGTGTCTTCTGGGTTTAGTAATAAATTTCTATATTGACTGTATATTGCCTTGGTCGGTAATTTTGATTGTTCATTTACGTCGAGTGTTGGTGAGCCTCCGCCGTTTATATGACCATACGTAAGAGCAAATTGCACTTCTGCTAATTCACCACTTGCGCCACCGGGATCAATATTATATACATCGAAATAATATTCACCGCTAATTTTAGTTTGTTGCCCAACGGCGACATTAACATATAGTAATCCCTCAAATGATCCAGTATCACCGGAAAATAATCCGGTGGTTACGGTTGTGGGATTTGCTGGTACTATGTCGTCATTTTGAAGCGTAGTATAAATAGTCATATGTATATCCTAGTGTTGATTACGTTGTCGTTGCTGGGAGGATAACCACGGGAATTACTTTTGTTGCGCCCGTTTCATTACCAATAATAACTAACTGTGTTTCTGTTCTTGTGCTTACATTTTTTGGTGTAAGTGTAAACTGTGTTCCTGTTAGTACGATGGCATTTTGTGATGTTGCCGAGGAAGTTTCTCCGACAAACGTAGGCACCGTAGCGCTTCCAGCCACCCCGTTACTTGTTAATGTTGCGGCTTCTCTGTCATAAAGAACTGCGGTGTATCCAAGGCTTTGGTCAAGGTTGGTACCACCCGTAGTAATTACTGTTATTTGTTGACCCAACGCATTCGTAGAATAACTGAGTTCTATGGACAGTGGCGCAACTTGTAATAAAGGAATTGTATTTTGTCCACGACCAAACGTGACCAGTTTATATCGTAAATTTTGTGTTTCGTCCACCGATGCTTCTACTATGGGCATATTTTCAATGGCCGATCCGTAATATTCTGTGCCGAGCGGGTGAGCTGGATCGAATAGTGAATAATCAATCTCGTCGTCTGCCACCGCAAACTGTGTGATATTGAATGCCGAGCGGCCGCGAGACAGTAATTCCCGTCCTTTTTTTGTTAAGATAGCGTCAACGGTAACGCTTGCTTTATTTAAATATCCCATAAATAATAACTCCGAGTAATAAGAGGTCTGATATACATATATAGTATTGTTTGTTTTGTTACGTTACGTTTAGTGTTCCGCCGCCGCCGGTCGTTATTTCTGTGTTGGTTATAGTACGTGCCACGGTAATTTCCGTTCCCTCACTTACAAATATTTCTACCGGATCTTTTCCGTCAATCGTTGTGTCCTTTGTATTTAAACACCCCACATAATTTCTACGTTTAGTTGCGGTAGAGTTATCTCTAAAAAACCTATAGTGCTTTCGCAGATGTCCAAATGGGACTCTTGGTTCAATCTCTAGTGCATAATAGTATAATAATAATGTAATATTTTTACTAATTGCGTCTTGATTATCTATGGTGTAAAAAAGTTTCCCCAACGGAGGATTACTGTCTGCTACTAACGTGGCAATTGGTCCTATGTTTTCTATTCCATTGGTAGATGTAACTGCGTCTAATAATACGCCATGTGAACCGGTCGGCTGCGTCACAATAGCTCTGTTTATATCTTGATTACGTAAAATTTCAGTTCTATATAATCTAACTCGTAACCCAGAAACTCCAGTTTGCAAACCGAATAATAGTGCAATATTTTGTACCGATAATTCTCCTGTGATATATGTGTTACCTGCTATTGCTGGCAAATTGAACAAATCTACATATCGGGCAGGCGTATCTATGAGTTTATCTATTGATATTGTTGTAGTTTTAAAATTATTTAATTCTGGCTTTGCTACGGTATACGTATCAAATACAATTCTACGAGGAACTCTTTTTTGTATTGGTAAAAATTGTAATAATTCCCAATTTTCTTTATCTAGAGACGGCGGCAAATACGATGGAACTCCGTCAATATAAAATGCAGTTCCATCCGTTGGCGGCCGATACGATGCTCTTGTTGTAAATACATAATATTTTCCATTTCCAGCGGCTGCAGTCTTTATAGAACCACTCACACTTGTAAACGTAGAATCTACTGATTGATATACTACATCATATATATTATACCTTGCACCCGATGCCCACGTTTTCTGATTATCGAATGTTTGATTTTCCATATTCCATGTTGCATTCAATGGTCTGGTATATACTGGTTTTTTTATAATGACTGGAAAATAGTAAATTCCCTGTGTATCATTAAAATATGTGTACACGCCAACATCTCTGAAATCAGTGGATGGCGGTATATCATATATTGCGGGTATAAATACACTTGTTACTCCGCCGGGGCGGGGTGTTTCAATTTCTGTTGTAAATAATTTTCTAGTGTACAATCTATTATATGGTTCTGCCCCAACACTTCCGTAATTTATATCGTTGTATGAAATTTTATTTAAATTGGACAGTTGTAAATCAATATTTGATGGTCTTTCTGGCTTAGATGAACTGATGTCCGTGTAATTCCATTGTTCGTGTCGTTTAGTATACGTGCGACTTTCTGCATTTACATTGCGTATAGGTTCTATTGCAATTGCTTGTAAGTTTGAATAGCTACCCGTCATTAATGTAGGTTGCATATCTAGCAATGCGGTATACTTAATAGTATTTGCTGTCATTGGAAACGGCAGCGTCACTGGTTCTTGTATTCTATATGTTGGATAAGCTCCTTCAACCTTTGCAACAGCAGATTCTATTGTATCAGATACATTAAATGTTGCTCCATAATCTGGTTTACTACTTGATAATGACCCCGCTGCTGCTAACGTTTTTTTCGTACCCGTTCCATAGAAACGAATATTTTTTACTGGTGGTATTTTTACTTGTTCTAGAATATTAGGTTCTATAAGTATTCCATCCAATACCGCTGCCTTTGAAGGAATGAAATAGTCAAGTACTTGATTTAACACCGACGCCACATCCGATGCAATTCGTATGAACTTATTCGTATTGACCGTTACATAATGATACTGTTGATAATGTTGTTTTAAAGTTTCTAAGGACTTGTCAAATGTCGTATATAATGTTGTCGGTGATCCTAGTACCGCATTAATATTTTCCAATCCCAAATTACGAATTATATTTTGATTGACAATTTCAGTTGGTGACATAGCCAATATGACTTTGTTACGTCCCGCACGAAGTTTTTTTGTTTGTGGTTGAACAATACTTTGTGTTCTATATAATCTTGATCCTTTGCTATTGTCTATGAATATTGGCGGTGCCGCCACTTTTATTTTATTTGATATGTATCCGCTAGATCCAACCAATGGCATTTCTTGCCGCACCGTTCTATTATATCGTACAAAATCAGATCCACTAATATTAACGGCTGTTAAATTTTGTAGCGACGGGGACACTGATATATTTTTGTACGGCGATTCATTTGCAATCTGTGATGCCGCAAGAGATGCGGTATTAATTTTATTAAAGGATAACTGCGCTATTAAATTGTCTGCTGCAGAAGAATATGTATCTCCCGCATTTGAACCCGCATCAAATGCGGTATTTAAAATTACTTCATCTGATAGAGTGTCATTCCATAAACGTACCTCGTCCACGGTCCAGTTTGCTCTAGCAATTACTCTACTACCAACTCCACCAATACCCAAAAATCCAGTATTTTGCCACAATGATGCAAATTTCGATGACTCACTTGATATAGAATTAAATATTACGTCTTCCCCATCAACCTGAGTTACGTATAGCGATGCGGTTGATGCATAAACCTGTATAGTTACACTTACCCGTTCATTCAAAAGTTCTTGAAAACTACTTGACAATAATACTATATTACCGCTTCCCGATGTAAGTTGAATTTTACTAAGAGTTGGTATAGTAGGATGTTTTGCCAAATGCAATCCCCACCTTGCGTCACCAGTAACCAACGTGGCTATACTTGATGTAATTGCCGAAGGCACGCACGTAAATTGCAGTGTGGTCGGCGACCGCAACGATGCTGAAACGGGTATAGTTACGTATGATGTTTTTGTTGTATTGAACTTCAATCCATTTGTATACTCATCGTATATATGGTATGAGCTTGATTCTGGCGTACCCGTTTCCTTTACACTGAGTAATTGCGGACCAATGCCAAAAGTTTTTAATAACGTTTCTAATGCAGTCTTTGTACCCTTTGCCTTTGCAAAAAACGGTAAATTATGTAATAATCTTTTATAAATTTCCGCCGACATATCTCGTCGCGGAATTTCTGAGTCAGTTCCGATGATATTGTCCGCCAAATTATATACGGAATTTAACGTGGGTAGTTTAAATCCAATGGATTCTGCAATTTCATTCACTAAATCTTTGGAAAGTTCTTTATTAGGATCTAACTGTCTGCTGTAGATATTCGGGAATTGATCAACGAACGGTTTAATAGTATCAAAGAAATGCCCTATCATAGAAACAAACGTGATATATGCTCCAGAACTATCATCTTCCCGCAGATGTGATGGGATTGTATTAACTAAATTATTTTCGTTAAACTCATCAAATCGTTGTGCAATTAGACTTTGCGTTTCATACCAATTCGTGATCGTATTACTACTAACGGACCACAAGCTACTTCCAGACTTTGGCCAATATCCAATTGAATTATATTCTTGCCCCGTGTCTGCATAATGGGCAGACGCAGAATATGGACTATTAGATCCTGATGGAGTAAAATACAAATACTGTTCATACCGATCAAATCCACGAATGATATCTTCTTGCTGTTTTGCAAATGTTGCCGATTGATCTTGTACGTAAATTAATCCAACGGATGCAGTATTTGATGTATATGTAGATAAGAATTGTTTACGGCTACTCTCCAATATTTCTACCTGACGAACTTTTTCCTTAAACGTTTCAAGTCGCATAGCAGCAGACCCGTAAAACATAAAATTATTATAATCCGTAAAGTCTATATTCAACTCCGATGAATTAAAATCATAAGAATACCACTGTCTAAAGATTTCATCTTCAAATGATTTATTTTGAAATGTATCCGTTAGTCCCACCGAACCCGATTGCAATGACAGTTTTTGCAATGTCATATTGCTCAGAGATTTTCCAGTATCTAAATCTGCTTGCACTGCTAAATTTTTTGGACGTAGGTATGGCGTTGCATCTAATTCAGGCGCAAACCGAACGCGAACTTTGTCAATTAGTGTTTTGGTAACTTCACGACTTAAGAATACCGAAGAACTGACGTTAATATTATCTGGAACTGGTTGTAATAATTTTAATTGTATTCGCGAAATATTATTTTCGTCAGTTGCACCGTACCGATATGCCAGTGCCACGGATTGTCTATCTTCACCATAGTTCAATAATGTTTTTAAAGTACGTTCTTCATCTACGTAATTATCTATAGCCGTTTGTAAAAATTGTAATGCTGACGCAATCAATGGCTGTGAAATATTGACATTAATCAGTGTAGGATTAATTGCTATATTATAATTTCTTGTAAGTGGCTGCGATGGCGTTACTGATGGCGATATAATTACTCGGATAGCAGCCTGTATTGTCGTATTATACATTTTTAAGTACCACTGTGCCGTTTAGTAAATTTTTTACTGTAAACTGTATGGGTAGCATCGTAGGTGTGATACTAGATCGTTGATCTAAAAATGAAGTTTTTAATTGGACGGGAAATGAAGTTTGTATATTTGGTGCCAATGTAAATACATATGGACTAGTTGTATTATTTGTATTTATATCAAGAATTTTATCGTTAAATTCTATAGTAACTTCCAATGGCGCATTTAATGTCGTGTTACGGACAATGATTGTATCATTATATTGCTGTTCTGCTCCTATTACATAATTAATTTCAGACGGTGGATTGAAACTAATTGTTACCATATCATTTATAGAACTAACAACCTGAGTTCCTGTTGATGGTCTATATGGTTCATAATTAAGTAAAAATGGAATCATTATAATTCTCTGATGCCGACTGACATTTGCAATCTAGATGTGCCGTCACCCAATTGATTTAGTAAAGCAGGCGTGGTTTGCACAACAAATTGTACATCACTTCTTGGGGCAATTATAAATTTATTGGGAGTGACTGCAATATCCGTGTTGGTTATTATTTGTATTTCGTATGTTAATTGTGTTGATGCGTTAGTTGCTGTTATTACTTGTGACATAGGATACTGAGTAGACCCACGTTGATATTGAAATGTCAATTCATTATTTAAATCAGGAGTAAACGTGATTTGTGTTAGTGGCTCCCAACATGTTCCCCCACCAGGTCCGGTATACACTACTTCACGGCGATTATTTGGAACGCCGGTATATAATTCTTCAGAAATGCAATCTCTCCACCGTAAGATTATTTCTTCTGTTGGAGTTGGAGTCGGTGTTGGCGTTGGCGGTGGTGGCGTATTACAAGTTTGCTCATTTGAACAATCTGTGCCAAGATTTTGAGGTACTTGTGCGTTTCTACCGGCTTGTGGAATATCGGCCGAACAAATGTTTGTAAATGAGGTAAACGTTTCTGTTGTTCGAATTGATCCCGCTACACATGGTCGGTATGTTACTTCAAATGGTTGTCCTTGCGCAGTTGGTGCTACGAAATAACATTTACATGCGTCTTGTGTGGCGTTTCTTGCAAATCTTGCTTCATATACATTATCTTTATCCGACAAAATGGCGGGAGAATAATTAGTAGACCATAGAAGACCGTTTAAATACCACCCCACAAACGTATATCCAGAATTTGCAGTTGCTTGAAAATTAGTTCTTTCACCAACTCTTGACACGATAACGGTGCTAGGGATTGGCGTTAACAAGCTTGTTCCACTAACCACTCCGCCTTCAACCGGGGCTGCCACCAAAGTAGTAGTATATCTAGTTGACGGCGGTGGAGCAACTATTAATTCAAAAAATGCAGTTACCGTTCTATTCCCATCGACTATAAAACTTATTGGCGTAGTTGTCTGTGTACTTATGAGGTTGTCTGTTGTACCATCACGCAATTCAAATCTATTAAAGGTGTGTGTATTTGCAGGTACAGCATTAATTCTAACAGTTCTTCTTGCAGAACCAACTAAATCTCCAGATGCAATATTTATTGATCCGCCAATTGATGGCTCTACAGCCAATGTAACAGCGGTAAGTAGTGGGGTAGCTGTTAATTCAAAAAATGCAGTTACCGTTATATTTTCATCAACTGTAAAGTTTATTGGCGCAGTTGTTTGTGTACGTATCAAATTGTTCGTTACACTGTCACGCAATTCAAATCTATTAAAAGTGTGTGTTCTTATAGGAAATGCGTCAATTGTAACACTTCTTCCCGGAGCTCCAACTAGAACTCCCGCTGTAATATCTACTGATCCACCATTGAACGCATCCAATGTAACGGCGGTGAGTGATTCCGGTAAAGTTAAATCACATGCGGCAATATTAGTAACGCTGATTTGATATGGACCAGCTGTTATACTTGGTTGTGACTTCGAACAGATGGTTGTAGAAAATAATTGCTGTCCTGCCGCATCAGGATCGGCCGACGCTTGTTGTATTAAATTTATGACTCCCGTTGAGTTTACAACATTATTACCGCAGTCTGTATAGATTACCGTTACTGTAACATCACTACCTGCTTGAGCAATTGTTGTGAGAGAGTATTCTCTACAAATACCACTGAAATCTGAAGCGGGTGTGGCTGTAGGTGTGGGTGTGGGCGTAAACGCCGTTCCACCTCCTAACTGACCAGTAGTTCCTGCGCCATCGGTTTGTTCATCATTTAAAAAAAATTGAGAATTGAACGGAATTGTCATATAATATATACCTTAACTTACGTTAATGCGCATGTCCATAATTTGGCGCAGATTTGATATTTTATCCGTTACAACAGAACGAATAATTTGCTCGTATTCATCTTGTTGGATTCGATCATCTCCATTAATAACTATTTCTTCACTGATGAAAGTGTACAGTTGTAGAAGGAAGTCATTTATTTGTGCGTCAAAAGATTCACGCAAATTTAATACATCAATCCGCGCTATAGTATTTGCATATGTTTGGTTTATTTCTGGAATTTCTATATTCTGTGTGATAGTATCTGCTGTTATTCCTTCGGTCGGGTCATTTAATTCTACACCAGATTCAAAGATTTTTTGTGCCACACCAACCGCATCCGATTTATTAAATGATGGTTCAACAAATTCTCTAAGTAGATATACATCATCGTTTCGTGTTACAGCATCAATAATATTATTGAACGTTAATTGAACTTCGGTACGTGACGGTGATATAGTATCTATTGTCAATCGTCTATCTGTGTAACTACCAATTTCATCTGAGAAGAAGTTTAGTACAAGTTTGTAATCTCCGGGAACTAGTATTAAGTTTTTATCTATAAATAATTTTGTAAAATCTATTCTAATATAATTTTTATAGGAATTATCGCTATATGAAACAATGTGCGACTTAATAATTTGGTCAGACAATGTAATAGTTGTACTTAACAATAATTGATTTCCTGGAATGGTGTAGAAATGTACTTCTACCGTATCCTGTGCATCGAATGCAAAACTTGCTGGAACTTCTTCAAACAAAATTAGTTCATTTGGATTACTTACAATTCTTGATGCCGCAAATCGTGGCTCAGTTTGCGTAGTAATATCACTTCTAAAATTTGCTTGATTTGGCATATTATAAATTTGACCCAGTAGTTAGTTCGGTGAATCTCGTATCTATATTTCGTATAACGTCAGCATTGTACCGTTCAAAGTAAATAGGGACATAATATCCCTGCGATGCGGTGGGTTGAGTAGTCATACTTGGACTTTGTAACATTGTTGAACCATCAAAATCTAACGGTGTTACAATTTTAAACGGATACACTGTTGAAATTTCCGGTCGCAATTCTTGCAATGACTGTGTGGTTTGCACTAAATTGGGAGATATTGTACGGGTATCTAATTCATATATGTCACCCTCTGGAGAGAAATACGAAGAAGACACTATTATAATATCTTCGTTATCCTTATTAAGATCTACCAAAAATTTTGGAATATATGAATTAAATATACTATGCATCACTGTCTACTTTAAATGTGTAATTAAATTCTGGGAAAAATACTAACCCGCTGGATTTTATTTTTAAATCCAAGGTGTAATATCGGTTAACTTCCAACCCCGACGTATCCAATAATATATATGATCCTGAAGTATCGCAGTTTACTGCAGAGTATTGATCAAACTCATATAATACCATATCTGCTACTTGATCCCGCACTCTATAGTATGATTCCGAGGGTAGGAAATATACATTTCTATATCGACTCGTTGCATCAAATTTTCTATCAGGATATGGTTCTCTTACTACCAAGTATACCTTATCGACTTCTCCTAACGTATATGCTTCTTTTATATTTTTTGGTACAATTGTAACATTGCCGTTGGGAATACGTTTTAGACTTCCCGTGACAAATGTCTGGTCTACTTGTACAATTTCCAGTTTTGGAGCAAATATAGTATGCGTATTTCCCGAAAAAAACTTAATGTTTCCAATGTTAGTAGAGTCTAATTCGTCTGCATCTGGAAATTTTATTATTAATCCATTCCACGGCGTTATATTTGAACCAGATACAACAGGCGCAATTAAATCAGTGACATCAATTTTTACATCTTCAATGGGAACTTTTGAAAAAGTATATGATGCAGAGATTGTTGTGGTATAATTACTGCCCGAAGTTGCCCACACATCTGTAGTACTTCTGTCAATCCACGTTACACCATCTTCCGCATTCTGCGTATCTTGATAAAAATATCCACTTCCTTCTACCCAACTTTGTGATATTGGATATATTTCCAATGTCTGATAACGGTTGACATTTGTTGCATTTGCAATTCGTAGATTTAAATAATACACCGAAGATGTTGGATATTGCTGTAGTGAAGGAATATCAAACGTTATCAACATTCTCGTTGACCCCGAGGCATATTCATTGGGCCCATCTAATGATTTTATTATTTTTCCCACTTCAATAATTTCATCAAGTCCAGTATTTAATGTTGGAAATTTTTCGTAGATAGTTGCGTCTTCTGACGTTGGTAGAAAAGTTCTCATATATTATCTCAATTATTGACGAGCAAATCCAACAATATCCGTTTCTGGATATCGTATTTCGAATATACTTGGGTCAAGTGACGGGTATATTACATCGTCCACCGTTGCTTCTTCAATGGGATATCTATATTCAAAATAATCACGGCCATCTTTAAATCTATATTTGTTCGTAACAATTACATCAGACACAGTTTGTACTCCTTCTACCGAACCAATAGTCAATCGAAGATCATTCATAATAATTGGTTGATTAATTTGCCAGTTTGTAATATCGAAGAAACTTTTAATTGCATCAATACACCGTGCAATAACATCGTTCATATTATAACTGCGATACGCAACAATATGAAATTCTACTCCAATATTTACCACGAAGGCATCTAAAATATTAACATCATCGGTTAATACTCTATATTGTTCTAAGTATTTTGCTAAATTCTTTTTGACTAATGTATTCAAGGTAGCTAAATTTTTATTTTCATCATGCCCGAGCACATATAAATTAATTGAATTTGGTGCTACTGGATCTACCACATACGTGCGGTTATTAAATGGATTTTGATCATTGTTTAGTTGTAATGACCCCGAATCTTGTCGTGCAATTGCATTAATTTGTTCATCGCGTACCACAAATACTTTTGACACCGATCCAAACTGCGCCGGCATTGCATAACTTCGTACCAGATAATCCTTGTCAGTTACCACACGATTTTGTGCGTTAAAAAAGGCCAGTGCGTTCTCTCGTATTTCTTCAACAGACTCGGTATCGCCACCGCCACGTGCTGGTTCTTCATTGATAATTGCCACACTTGATACTACTTGATTGTACAATCCTTGTTCTGCAGTAGCATAATCGGTAATATTATTTGCAATCTGTGCTACGTCTACTTGCGTAATGGTATTGGACGCAACGTTTGATTGCACTCCACCGCCTACTAAATAGGTCACTGTTAATGTAGTATTAGCAGGTGCCAATCCAAATGTATCCGTTGATATAAAATCTGCCGGATCTAGAGATGAATTACTAATGACTTGGTTGTATTTTGAATTTGCAATTTGTGTGGAATTTAGCGTTACCAGTTCATCACTGGTGTCGCTTGTTCCCGACCCGAAACACAGTTCTAATTTCATATCAGAATTAATTCGTGTTACAAATCTTCTTGGTTTTTTGCGAAAGATTGCAAGTTTTGCAGGAGACAGTGATCCAGACTGCATAGTTTCGCTAGAGAAAAATCCATCAGATCCTCTAACTGCTGTATCACGTTCTTCTACAATTAAATCTTGACCTAAATAATCTACTTCATAAAACAAATTACCATTAGAGTCTTCTACCGAAATAATAGAAATTACGTTTGTATCTGTGATTTCTATTTTAGAAAATTTCTGCGCCGATCCAAATGAAAATGTTGCAATTTTTACATCAGCCGACACCAGTTTTATTTTTTTTGATACTACATACATAGTCGGTGCATTTGAACCGTCTCGGGCCAATACACGAATGTTTCTATTAGTGGGATCGGCAAAATCTACATTATCAATAGATCGAAAATTCTGAGTTGGTGGTGTATTTGTAGAAAATTTTGAATTTGCTAATATTTTTAAAAAGAATTTTTTATCTGGTTCGTAATTAAATGTTACGCCAAGTGCGGGAACCATTTGATATATATCCGCTTCCACTGTTGCAGTTGCTGTAAGTTTGGGTTTATATCCCAATGCCTGTGATATGCTCACTACATTATTTCGTTCCTTTGCAAATAACAGTAAATTTTCCTTAAACTGATTATCAATATAAAAGGACATAACATCCCCAACGTATGCTGCCATTTCGACAAACATCATGCCCGGAGATGCTTCGTTGAAATCACTATACGTGTTGGGATAATATGATTTAGCAAATTCTATTAAGTTCTGCCGATATTCAGAGAAATTTTTTGCTAAATAACTAACGTCCTTGAAGTTTGGATTAAATTTTTTTGTAATGGATTGATTTACTGCCATTGATTATCTCCTAAAACGTTAGAATAATAGTGTCTCTGATATTTGGATTCTGTCTTAATCTGTAACCAACATATAACTGAAGTCTATTATTATCCAAGTCGTTTGGTGACGCATTGAGTTCAAATTGTACCAGTTCTAAAAATGGCATCCAACGTTCTACTGCATTTACTACCGAGAGTCTTGCCCCTTCAATATTTTCTGGAGTGAGTTGTTCAAATAAATAATCATGAATGCCGCACCCAAACTCTGGTTGGTGGACACGCTCCCCCTTTCTAGTAAGTATCAAATTTATAAAGTTTGATTTAACTTGAGTTAATGTATCAAATGCTTGTTGAAAATATCCCATATTTCCAATTTGTATTGGTAATGTAATACCAATTGCTTGTGCCATATCTTATCTCAAGTTAATTTCATCGCTTTCATCATTGCAGAATAATCTCTTGTAATTGCCTTTACCACTTCTGGATCTGCATTGGCTGGTATGTTATCAGGAAGTCTTGATGGTAAATTGTTTGTGGTCGCCCGCAATGTACTACCGTCATATGTTACTCCCATCAATTCTGCCAGTTTACTACGGTCAAGTTTTGGCGCAGTTCTTGTTGGTTCTGTTACATTTTCTTTGAGCTGCTTAATTTCTGACACTGCTTCGGACAACATTTGTGGCAGAATTCTAGAAACTTCTTCCTCAACAATTGTGCGAATGTATGCTTTAAGTAATTGTCTATCCATAAAACACTCTCTATATAAATGGTGGTAAGTTAAACTTTACGGTGATTTTGAAGTTATAATTTTAATATTTTACTATTCTTGTTTTAACGCATTGGGTAATTTTGGTATTTCTGGAATTTTGGTTGTTGCCAATTCCGTTAACTTCATTGGATACTTATATGCGTCTTTTCCTTTTTTCAAATTTTCTTTACTTAGTGATTGTTTTAATTCCCGCAATTCCTTTTTTGTTTTTTCATATGCCTTTTTTGCCAACGCCTTTGGATTACTTGCGGGCAACTTTGGCGGAAATGACAAATATAATGTTAATAATAATGTTAGTTTTTCCGCAACCTGTTTTTCTATTTCAGCTTTTTGTGCTAATACTTCTTGTTGCTTGTCAGCAGTCAATGCCATTACCTTGGCCTCAGCTTCTTTTTTTATTAATTCCAGATCTTTATACTTTGCTAAATTATTTAGATTTGTTTGTGCAGTATCTACCGTGCGCATTACAGATGTAACGTTTACTGGAATAGGAGCATTGGAAGCTGCGGCCTTGGTGGCATCCATTGCGGTTTTTAAAGGATCGGTCGGTATAATCATAATACTTTATAGTAATCATCGGTAAGTTTCCATTTATTATTTTCGACTTTTGTTTGTTCACCAGTTTTAAATTCGTTCTTTTCAATAAGAAGATTTGTATCTTCGTTAGACATACCAACAAATGCATCTAAACTATTGAAGGGAGCGCCTGAAAATGGTAGTTTTTTTATTGCTCCTGCATTTGGTGGCATCAATTCAGCATATAATGCTGTTAGAGCTGTCACTATTAATGGTGATAGCATTGCTGGGCCCACTGGTGTTATTACGTGTGCCATCGTCGCTGGGCCGGGTACCAATGGAGGAATCACGGTAGTTGGTATTGGTGACCCTATAGATTGGTATGTCGGAACTTGTGGTGGTGTCACACCGATTCCCATCAATGCATGAATTAGTCTTGCAAGAAACATGGATAAACTTGTGCCGCCGACCATAGGTTCTACATCATTATCAATACCACCAAAATGTATTTTTCCTCCAACCAATGATAGTGTACCTAATGCAGCAATTGATATATCCTTGCCGGATACAATTGTAACATCTGCATCTGCGCCAATATCTACACTACGACTTGATTTTAGTTCTATATCTAAGTTAGCAGTCAATATAATACTGCTGTCAGTATCTATTGCTGTATTTTTGAAGCTATTTAAATATATTTCTTCGTTAGAATATAGTGATATGTGTGTTTTTTTAGAATCTAAGACAATTGAATCTGAGTTCATTATGATTTGTGCACCGCTATATTTTTGTGGCGGTGCTTGCATTGAACGATTGAACGATCCCGCTTTGATTGTTATCGGTTCAAACGGCACATTTTGATCTGCCGTCATCCATATAGAAGAGGCATCTTTGTTAATATCCTCCAATATCAATCCAAATACACTATCTTTTGTTGCATCAGTCTTTTCTATGTCCTTTCCTTGACCCGTGCGAAGTATTATATTTGGTGCCATGCCAGGGCTTGATAGTTCCATTTGACTTGATCCAAATCGAATAGATTGACCCATTCTCCCTTGGATTAATAAATCACCCTCAAAATGTTTTAATGGTCGGACTCGACTATCTGGTTTAAAATACTCGCCAAATTTATACTTATCCGATGCCAATTCTTGTTTTGTAGTGGCAATCTTTGATGTAAGTTTTTCACTTCTAGAATTTAAAGCATTATTTAATTGCAACATACCGTTTTCTTGTATTCTGTGTGCAAGAAAAATTTTTCGTGTGTAATAAAAAATTCCAAGAATCTTGTGTAATATTACCAATTCACCAATCAATGGCATTTCTAATATAGAAGATTCTATGGGATCTGCATAATCAAGAAGATCGTCACTTCTGCCATTGTGTACAGAAAAAATACGAATTTTAATGGTGCCTACATTATACCCATCCTTTTTAGCATACTCAGGATGGTGGTGATCCAATATCACATCGACAACAATTGCTTCGTAAAATTCACTAGTGAGTGGACGAGCTGCCGCGGCGGCATCCGTAGTAGATAACAATCCCTCGGGTTTACGTCGATAAACATACCGATCTCCTGCCATATTACTTTTTCATCCCCGACACGGTAATATCCAAATCATCTTGTTCAGCAAGTACAGATTCAAAGTCAGATTTAATATTTTTTAGTAGTTGAGATTTTTCTTCTTCTGTAAGCATTCCGGTGTCGGCGTTCTTGGAAGAAACGCCGACTAACCGTTGTGCAATCTGCACCAATCGTACAATGTGCTCATCATTTTTTACATTTAAGTCCAGAAAATCTTTTATAACTGGGCCCATGACCGCCGCATCCTCTGGCGTACGGATCATTTTTACAAAACTTGCCACGAAGCTATTAATCTGCTCGCGTTTCGTATTTGTATTTTTATATACATCAGAAAACATATCTGATAATGTTTTTCCTTCGAAAATAACTTCGTCAAATGCCATAATATAGTCTATGAAAAAGGTCTACTAGATAAATAGTTACTTTTCCGAGTTATAGACGAAAAGCATGGGATTGACCAAATATTCAGATTTCCCAGTTCAATCACTTATTTTAAAGCCCGCTTGCACCAGTAGTTGCCCACTCACGGGCGCCGTTTGGTAATGTGCGTTCACAGGCCAACTGTGCTACTAAGGTTGTTACAACACCCGCTACTACGGCCGCACAGGCCTGTGGAACAATCATCGCACCTGCGGCGGCATCAATGCTCTTACATAATGTAAACGCAATGCCGTCAGTTAAAAGTTTCTTATTCTTGCTTCCAATTGCTTTTCGTACATCTGGAGCTACCCAAATTAATTCAACAAATGATGCTGCTGTTAAGTCACATGCCGTACCCAATGCAACTGCACCGACTGTTTCTTTTGCGGCAAGATATACAATAGCAGTAGAACTTAATGGAGCAGTTGCGGCTGTAGTTGTTGCCACGCTACTTGGTTCTGGTCGATATAATAATGCGGCAAAAATTGTACCCAGTGCTGTGCTCACGCCAATTTGACAATAGTTTGCCTCGGCCCATTCTGCAATGAGTTCGCCGGCATCTTGAACGGCATATGCACCTTGTTCGAGCCCCTTAACTGCAAGCTTGCTACCCGCTTCAATATCGTTTAATGCGGCGTCAGCAACTTTAGCAGCGGTCATTGCACTTCGTGTTGCTACAACTTTAGCTTGCCCGGCAGTACTGACAACAGTTTTGTTGATGGTATTTACCGTATCAGTTGCTACCTTTGCCGTCTTTGTGGCGGCGTCAGCGGTTGCTTTAGCAGCAGCGTCGGCGACCTTTTTTGCTTCAGCGGCTTGTTGTTCTGCTAAACGCTGTGCGTCTGCGGCAACCTTTGCGGCCGCATCTGCGGCTTGCTTGCCCGCATCTACTACTGGATCAACTACAGCTTTCTTTGTATCGTTAACTGCTTTGTCCCAACTTTTCTTGCTAAACGGATTGAATCCCATAATCATTTACCTTTGGTTAAATAGTCAATGTCTTTTTGTTGCTTTACAATTTGTAATTCCAACTGCCGTACTCTGTCATCAATTTCATCCACTAATGGATGTGGTTTAAATTCCGCAGTAAATTTGCCGGCGGCGTCCCAGGCAACAGATTTTCTAGAAACAGTTGCTTCTATATCATCAATTCTACTTTCAATATGAAATACAAATAATGTTGCAGAAACCAATGCAAAGGCTAACATGATTGCTGTTTTCAATGGTAACGTTACTGCTGTCTGTTCGTCTAGCTGTATTGCCATATGAATCTCGTGTTGTACTACTCTTTCCAGCTAGCCGTGCAATACGGTGTACTAGATAAATAGTTACTTTTCCGAGTTATAGACGAAAAGCATGGAGGGATCGACCAAGTATCCAGATTTTCTGTACTCCTTCATTTGCTTTAATACGTGAATCTTCATTTTATTGATAACTTTCGTAATATGAACCGTTTTGTTATTGGTCATTTCACGAATAAGTACATATAAGGATTTCTTATTAAAATTTTCTATGGAGTTTGCCCGTCTTAGTAGTTCAACAACGGCGTTGGCAATTTCTCTATCACGTTGTTTCTTAAAAATGCGGTCTAAATTAAAATCCCAATACTGGACTAAGAGTTGTACAAAATCACTCGTATCACGGTGGGAAGTTTCTGCGTCGGGCTTTGTTGTCAAGACTTCTTCCAACATAAATGATTCATCATTAGATGAATCTACTAAGTAAGATGATCGCAATTCATCGCGATAAGAATTGTTATTATGTAATACCAAGTAGTTTTTTGCTACTACGGAGAAATACGAGAACGCCTTTCCTTTATCTTCAGTAAACTTGTGAAGGTTTAATACTAAAAAAGACACCACTTGATTTTTAACATCTTCAAAGTTGGCGTTCATATATGGAAATTTAAACCGATTAATAATATTTTCTGCTAATTTATCAACTGGTGCATGTATTCGTTCTCTAAATATGGTATTTCGTTCATCTTGATCTGTCGATTTATTATATTCAACAATTGCTCGTTCCGTATCTGGGGTAAAGTACATCTTTCCCAATTTTGCTCTGCGCACTTCTAAATCAGTTTTCTTAGTTTTTGTCATCAGTGGTTCCATATAAAAGTGGACGCAGTACGTCAATTATATCAGTTAATTGCTGAAATAATGTGCCCACTTCGTCGTCGGTTTCAAACATTTGTTTTTCGTCTAATACACGCATCGTATGCAATACGATACTTGTATCTTCATAAAATTGTTGTATAGTTTGCTCGTATAATGTAATTTTCTTTGATAAATTAAAAATTACATATCCCATTGCTACAAATATTGCAAGTAATAAAGATACTACTAGTATTGTCATAATCTTTCCTATAATGATAGTGGTGGCAATTTAAAATTGCTAAACGATGACATATACTTTCGTATTGATGTGCCGTTACCATCAATTATACCACGTTCGTCATCAGAAGTCAAGTAGGCAGCAACACCTCCACTGCCAGCAAAATGTGCACCAGCAAGAATTCCTGCTCGGGTAATCTTGATACCATGTTTTGTTTTTCCATCGTATCTGTTAATGAGATGTCTCAACTCACGATAATTTGCTTTCATATAAGCAAACATCACGCTGTCTTGAAGATCTGGATTTTTTAGAAATTGTTGATTGGATACTCTAAATCCAAGTGCACGAACGGTACTTGGACTAAATTGATATTTGCCCATCATCCCATATCGGTTGACCACTCTATAATTTCCTTGACTTTCAATGTCCGATACTTTCCCCATAAATTGTTCTATGGGAGTTGGCTTTGACTTTGGAAGCTTTGCCATTGTAAATGTTGGAATTTCACTTGCACAATATACTGCGGCAAGTAAAATTATAATAAATGTGATATGTTTTTGCATAAAATTTCTCTTTTTATAACGTGCTGTAAAATTCATTCTGTGCACGTTGGCGCGAAATATCCTTCACATGATAGATTGCCCATTCTTCTTCGTCGGGAAAGGGTGCGGAGGTTTTGTATCCCGTAATACGTTCGTGTACTTTATTTTGCCAACGAATATCGGGAGTGTTCCTAAACAATCTGGTTTGGTGATCTGGAAACATCACCCACCCATATTCATTTACCTGCCAGCCCCACCGTTGAACATCTTCATCGGTCAATCCCGTTACTACATTAACGCGAGGAACAAAAAATAGATCAATGTCTGGGTTATGCCCAACAATATCATGAACGTGGTGTAGTAAATTTGCATGCAAAGTTTCATCCGCATCAATTTGAAAAATATATTCCCCAGAACATTGATCAATTAGAAAATTTTTGTGACTGGAAAAATCTCCATTTAA